GACTTCAATGCCTTCATCCATACGTATCTGAAACCTGAGAACCCCATCGGAAGTGTCGTAATTGCATTGCGGAACTTCTTACGGGATGTTGTTCATGCGAAGAAGATTCTGATTGCGTGCGATGGCTTAGTCCCTTATGCAAAGATTGTCCAGCAGAGGTATCGTCGCATGAAGCATCCCGAACCGTCCTTGTTTGACAAGAACCAGATCTCCCCAGGCACGCCCTTTATGGTGGAGCTGGAAGACACTCTCCGATTCTGCTTTCCAGAGTGCATTCTGTCAGGAACGGACGAGAGAGGTGAAGGAGAGCATAAGATCTTTACGTGGTTAAGGACTCTTCCCGAGGAGGAACGACGAAATATCCTGATCTACGGAATGGACGCAGACTTGGTACTGATTTCTGTAGCCCAATCGGATCTTGGTCCGATCAAGCTGGTTCGTGAAAATAAGGATTCGGGGTATTCGACCTTTGATGTTGCGGCACTTCGCCGTGTATTGCCATTGGATCCTGACTTGTGGGTCCAAATGTGCGTGATGTGCTTTGGTAATGACTTTATGCCGACGATTGCAATGTTCTCCTTGCGTGAGGACGGATATAACCGAGCAGTGCACTATATGAAAAAGAAGGATCTTACGGCAGCCGCAAAGGATGAGAAGGCAGTCTTGATGAAACGTGCCAAAGATACAGATCGACATATTATTTCTCGCGATGGTCATGCGTTGGAGGCCCGTATGGGTCTTCATCTCATGGATGGTGTGATTGACTGGAATAAGGTGGTCTTTGCATTCTGGAAGACTTATGCATGGACCCTTCACTACTTCAAGACCTCAGAGGTTCTTGACTGGTGCTGGCATTATCCGTATGCAGAGGCTCCTCTGATGGAGGCGTTAAATGAGTTTGATGTATCCTATATCTTTGAATGGGAGCATGCAGATCCACCGTTTGGAATTAAAGAGCAACTGGATTTCATTCTTCCGGGTCGTGGAGTCTTTGAGGACGAGATGTACGATGAGGGTCCCGATTCCCGTCATGCATGGATGAAGGCATACACATGGGAGACAGATCCGTTGATTTCACTACCCTGGAATCCATCCAGTATGCCTACACACGTCTCTTACCTCCGAATCTGAAACCGACCTCCACTGAGACCCATACGAGGAGCCGCTCGAGTATCCATTCGTATAGGAGTTGGTGCTTCACTCTGCGGGGACTCGAATGCCTGACCCGGTAATACAACTACATCTTCAGAAATATCAGCTTCAAAGTTGTTTTCATATTTTCGAGTGTATTCAACTTCAATTTTTGACATTTCATTGATCTTTTTGAGTGACGTAAGTCCAGAAGCATCCTGCATCGTCCGCCAGAAACGCCGAATATGATTTAGGTATGCAGCGCGATAATCCTTAGCCGGTCGGGTTTTTATGTTGTTTCGTAGGGTTTCAAAACAAGCTGCTACGGTTGGATGAATGGGTTTATTCAGTCTCCGGTTCACAGAGTTGTGAACCCGAAATGTGAACAGTAAGAATTCACTCCTTGATGCAAGCATTTGAGGGTATGATCGTCGGTACCCTGCGAGTGCAGTTTCAAAGTGCTCCCTACAGCTAGGACATGTTATAGTTGACGCAAACATATCGAGCCACGTCTGTGTCAAGGTGATCTCGTATCCGGTAGGCGAGTCTGGATAGCATGAAGCAACTGAGTGGAGAGTCATCCACCCTAAAGGTCCCCAGATGGACGTCATTACTCTACTTCGCGACAATCATACCAGCCTCCATACCGCCTTCAAGAATCTCCCTTGCAAGTTGAGGTGGCGTTTTCGGATTCACAGCGATTCCAGAGCCCTTGAGGTGCTCGCGAACCTTGGCATCACTCATACTCTGCACCGTCTGCTTGATTGTCTTGCGCCGCGCCTTTGCACCTTTGTCGGTGAGGATTCGAAGAGTTCCTTTACGAACCGGCGGGGGCTTGGCCGGATCCTTAACACCTACAATTGGCTCATTTCCACCTCGCTTCCTAGTTCCCTTCATCACCCCGCGCGGGAAGGTTTTCATGGACTTGTGGCGACCAGCCTTTGGCACTGGATCCACATGGTCTACTTTCTGGATCTTGACGCCGGACATTACACTTATTCAAAACGGATAGATATATTTACAGCGAAGAGATACCCATATGAATACCATGACATCTGAATGGGAAGCAGTTCGTTCGTATTTTGCTAATGGTGTGCGTCGGATGGTGGATCACCAGGTCGATTCCTATGAGGACTTTATTCGCCACAAGATTCCCCTGATTATCCAGTCGACACCTCCGATCACAGTTTGGCACGAGCAAGATGAGACCATTAAGAAGTATAAGTACGAGTTTAAGTTATCGTTCGAGAATATCAGTTATATCAAGCCTCGTATTCAGGAGGCAACAGGTCGTGTGAAGCCTATGCTCCCTATGGAGGCACGCATCCGCAACTTCACTTATGCAGCGCAGATGTATGTGGACATCCGCTTCGTAGCCAGAACTTATAAGGGTCCAAACCTGGACACCTTTGACGAGGAGTCGCGGGTGTTTGAGGGCATCAATCTTGGAAAACTTCCAGTTATGCTGGGATCTAGCCTGTGCCTGCTCAAGGACTACCCAATGAGCTTGGAGGAGTATGGTGAGTGTGCTCACGATCCTCTTGGCTATTTCATCATTCACGGATCTGAACGCACAATCCTTTGTCAGGAGAAGGTGGCTGATAATCGGATCATGATCTTCCAGAACAAGAAGTCGGCATCCAAGCACCTCTATTCTGTAGAGATCAAGTCTCTTCACGAGTCCTTCACAATGCCTCCAAAGAAGCTAGAGATTCGTCTGAGCTCTAAGTTCAATGGATACGGCAACCCGCTAACTGCGTGTGTTCCCCGATTCCGTGAGGACATTCCGGTGGTTGTCTACTTCCGTGCACTGGGCGTCTTGACGGACAAGGAGATCACTAAGATCATCTGGGGATCCGTGGATGATCTCCACGCCGAGTTGTTGGCTGCGTCCTTCCGTGATGCATCCGAGCTTGGAGTCTTCACTCAACAAGAGGCGATTCAGTACCTGACAAGTCATCTGCAGTATGGCACCAACCAGGAGGACAAGTGTGCCTATGTTCGTCAGCTCCTGAACTCCGAGTTCCTGCCCCACGTCCGATTTGCAGGCGAGCTCACGACCACTCCGGTTCACAATGCTCGTAAGACGATGCTGATGGGGTCTATGATTCGCCGACTCTTGCTCACCTACTGCAAGCAGATTCCCTTGGATGATCGTGATGCGTATCCGAATAAGCGCGTGGTGACAACAGGTGCTTTGTTGACTCATCTCTTCCGTCAGCTGTTCCAGAAGGTCTGTAACGACACACGCAATGAGTTTGTGCAGGAGGTCAACAATGATTCCTGGAAGCGTGGTGAAGCACCTCGACCGATGGAGATCTTGAATGTCAACAACCTCTACAAGATTCTGAAGCTCTCAGCGATTGAGGGTAAGCTCAAACAGGCTCTCGCTACAGGCAACTTTACTGTCCAGGGTCTCGGTTCAGTTGCCTCCATGTCCAATGCCACAAAGGTGGGTGTTTCGCAGGTGCTAGGTCGTATGTCCTATGCAGCGACGCTGAGCCATTTGCGTCGCATCCAGACACCGGTAGAGAAGTCGGGCAAGCTCTTGGCGCCTCGTAAGCTCCACGGTACTTCGTGGGGATTCATGTGTCCTGTGGAGACGCCAGAGGGTCATTCGGTCGGTATCGTGAAGAATATGAGCCTACTGACCTCAATCTCTCAACATGTTCCATCAAGCACGATTCTGCACTTTCTCCAAGATGATAAGCGGATCGTCTGGATTGATACGCCCCGCGTCTATACGGGGACATCGATTACAGTCAATGGTGTGATCATCGGCTACACAAACAGCCCACACGAGTTGGTGAGTGCACTCAAGGCAGCCAAGCAGGTGCGTCGAATCCACCCACACATCTCGGTTGCTTGGTATACCTTGATGAACAATCTGTCGATTGAGACAGATGGTGGGCGCTGCGTGCGTCCTGTATTCCGCAAGGGTGCTCCCCCGCCTGCCGATCGGTCTAGCTGGAATGAGTGGTGTAAGTCGTGCGTGGACTACATTGACTCGTCTGAGACGGAGACGCTCAGGATTGCCATGAGCAAGGATGAGATGACCGATACGCACACTCACTACGAGATCCATCCTTCGCTGATCGTGGGACATATGGCTTCGACGATTCCGCTGTCGGACCATAATCAGTCTCCTCGTAATACCTATCAATCTGCTATGGGTAAGCAGGCCATGTGCGTGTATGCTGGCAACTTTGCAAAGCGTCTGGACAAGAACGCCTATGTTCTCTGCTCCATTGCTCGTCCGATCGTGGAGACACGTGCCATGAATATCCTTAAGATGCACGAGATGCCGTTTGGGATGAATGCAATTGTTGCGATTGCGTGCTACGGTGGATACAATCAGGAGGACTCCGTCATTCTGAACAAGTCGGCAGTTAAGCGTGGCTTCTTCCGCGGTCTGTATTACGGGATGTATAAGGATGAGGAGCATCGCAACGTGACCTCGGGTCGTGAGGAGAAGTTCATGAAGCCTCAGAAGCACAATACGCGCAAGTATAAGAACACCTCCTACGAGGCAGTGTCAGATGCAGGTCTTCCGATCATCAACTCGGTCTTGCAGGAGAATGATGTGGTCATTGGCAAGGTCGTGAATCTTCGAAATGACGCTGCTGGATATACATTCCGTGATGCATCTACCACTCACAAGAACTCAGAGCCTTGTCGTATTGATGGTGTCTGGCAGGATAAGAACTCGGATGGGTATCCCTTCATCAAGGTGCGCACTGTCTCTGAGCGTATTCCGCAGATTGGTGATAAGGTCTCTTCTCGTCACGGTCAGAAGGGAACCATTGGAATGCTGATGGAGGAGGAGGATATGCCCTTCACAGCATCCGGTCTCCGTCCAGACATCATCATGAATCCCCACGCTGTTCCTTCTCGTATGACGATTGCTCAGCTGATGGAGAATATCTTCGGCAAGATCGGTGTTCGCAAGGGCACTCTGGGTGACGGAACTCCGTATTCACACCTCAAGGTGGAGGACCTGAAGAAGCACATGGTGGATATGGGCATGCATCCCTATGGAAATGAGATCCTGTACAACGGTCAGACGGGTGAGATGATGCAGGCTGAGATCTTCATGGGTCCTACTTTCTACCAGCGCCTGAAGCACATGGTGATTGACAAGAAGCATTCTCGTGCTCGTGGTCCAATTGTGTCGCTGACTCGTCAGCCGTGCGAGGGCAGATCCCGTGATGGCGGTCTGCGTGTTGGAGAGATGGAACGCGATTGCATGATTTCACACGGCATCTCGGTGTTTACCAAGGAGCGTCTGATGGATGTGTCCGACCCGTTCAAGACGGGTATTTGCAAGACCTGTGGCACGCTTGCCGTGGTCAATCCGGTGGAGGGAATCTACTCGTGTGGTGCATGTGGCAACAAGACCGACTTTGTGATGAAGACCTTGCCCTATGCAATGAAGCTCTGGATGCAGGAGCTGGAGGCAATGCATATCACGCCTAGGATGCTACTTGAGTAGGGTCCTCCTGACGAACCATTTCACTTAGACTTTCAGTTGATGGCGACTTAGCAAGTTTAGCAAACGTAGAACGGCGCTTAAAAATATAAATCAACCACGCGGCTGTCACTGCGATTCCAACAACAGCTGCAATTCCAATAGCCTCCATTTTTTACTTCCCGCGTTCATCCTGAAAGTTTGTCTCATCCTTTAAACAAAATGCAAACTACACCCGCTGGAAACTCTGTTACCCCCGCCATGTCTGCCGGTCGTCGCCGCACCCGCAAGGGCCCTTCTGCCAAGGCCCTCAAGCGCGTCCTCAAGTCGCACGGCCTCAAGTCCTCTGGCAAGAAGTCCACGCTCCGTGCCCGTGCCAAGAAGGCTCACCTGCTCAGCAAGGCTTAAATCTCTGCTGTAAATAATGCCTAAATACTCTCGTAAACTTCGCAGGACTCGGCGATCTCGCAGGGGCGGTGATGAGAACTATGTTGTTCCAAAGCAGGTCATGCCTGCAAATGAAAATGAAGCAGTACGTCCGCTTCTCGCCGCAAAGGCGAGCCTTCAACCTGCATCTTTGCGAATTTTGAAACCCAAACAACAATCAGTCAGTGAGTTAGACTCTAGGAGGTCCAGTCTCTCAACAACTCCAAAGAGCTCAATGGTGTATGGCATGGCTCGCCGCCGTAAGACACGCCGTCACCGCAAGTAAACAACCGCCCAATCCAGGGACGTCAATACGTCCCACATTGGTGCGTCGCCCTAGCCTGTAAATAATTTTTCTCGCTCTTATTCAAACAATCAATATGGGTGGTGGTCTTCTTCAGCTCGTCAGCTATGGTGAGCAGGATATCTACATTTCGGGCAATCCCCAGATCACGTTCTGGAAGGTGCTCTACAAGCGTCATACAAACTTCGCCATGGAGTCCATTGAGGTCACGTTCAACGGACAGGCCGACTTCAACAAGCGTGTGACGGCGGTGATCAACCGTAACGCCGACCTGATGTACCGCACATATGTCCAAGTGGTTCTCCCGGCGGTTGACTTCACAGCGGTGAGCGCCCTCAACCGCTTCCGATGGCTCAACTACATCGGTCACCGTCTCATCAAGACGGTTGAGCTCGAGATCGGTGGTCAGCGCATTGACAGGCAATATGGTGACTGGATGCAGATCTGGACCCAGCTCTCTCAGGATGTTGGCACCACGGAGGCGCTCAACGACATGATCGGCAACACCCACGACCTCGTCTTGATGAAGGATCGTCGTGGCTATGCACTCGATGCGTCCTGCGCGGGCTCTGAGCTCACCAACAGCTGCGCCCCCCGTGCCGGCACCCCCGCGCGAACGCTCTACATCCCGCTCCAGTTCTGGTTCTGCCGCAACCCTGGTCTTGCGATCCCGCTCATCGCGCTCCAGTACCACGAGGTGCGAATCAACGTTGAGTTCGAGCAGTGGATCAACTGCACCTACTACGAGTTGGTTTCATCAACCGGAACGGTGCCCACAAGCATCCAGTCGCTCACGGCTGCATCGCTCTACATCGACTACATCTACCTCGACACTGAGGAGCGTCGCCGATTCGCCCAGCAGACACACGAGTACCTGATTGAGCAGCTCCAGTTCACTGGTGCCGAGTCAATCACAAGCTCGAGCAACAAGATCCAGCTCAACTTCAACCACCCGGTTAAGGAGCTCGTCTGGGTTGTTCAGCGCGACTCGTTCGTCGACTGCACACCTAACCAGGTCTTCATCCAGGAGGTCAACGGCTGCCAGCCTTTCAACTACACGGACGACTTCAGCACTGATGGCATCGTGATGGACGTCCTCGCCCGCGGCTCGCTCGGTGGCTCTGGTACTGGAACTGGTATTGTTCCCACAACAGCTGGTGACGGTCCTTCTGGACCTTACCTTCCAGGTATTGGTGCAAACCTTGGACCCTCTCTCAACGGCGCCTCATGGCTCGACACCAACCTCGGAACGGGTGGTAACGACCAGGCGATCGTGTTTGAGGACACGACCAACTACCTGCTCGCGAAGGTCATTCTTCAGTCTGGTGTTCGTTGCGAGGGCAAGAACCCGGTTGAGGTTGCCAAGCTCCAGCTCAACGGTCAGGACCGCTTCACGGAGCGCGAGGGACGCTACTTCTCCCGCGTGCAGCCCTACCAGCACCACACCCGCACCCCGACCCAGGGCATCAACGTGTATTCCTTCGCGCTCAAGCCTGAGGAGCACCAGCCCAGCGGTACCTGCAACTTCTCCCGTATCGACAAGGCGACCCTCCAGCTCACGGTCAGTGTCAACACGGTGCGCTCTGGTCGCACTGCCCAGGTGCGCGTCTATGCAGTCAACTACAACGTGCTCCGCGTCATGAGCGGCATGGGTGGTCTTGCATACAGCAACTAAACACCAAAACAAAAAACCAAACAAGAAAACCCAAAAGAAACAAAAACAAATGTTGGTCAAAACTGACCGGGATTTGACTTTGTGTAACTACCATGAGACCCAGATGTGATAATAGTTAATGTCTGTATTGTGTGTCATTTTGTCTACAGTATAGTTGCAGTTGGAAAGTCCATTTGATCTCCATCGGTCGTCTGATAGATCATACCATACCATTTCAGAGTTTTTTTCGTTCCTTGATAAATCCTCTCGATATGTCGTATCGAGTTCAAGAATAAACTCTGGTATTCCTCTGAAATCGTGATGCCATAGTTTGATATTTTCCTTAAAACATCTCTGAACAAGCGAGACATCGTCACCTCCATAACCAATTAGATCATTTGGAAATCCATTAGCAGTCTCAAAACTTTGCGCGTCAAAGAAGCAGAGAGATCCACAACCATTTTCAAATCCACCGGCGTTTGTTAGCCCTGGCGGGTATGTAGTATATCGTATCTTTTTGGGAATTATATCAACGTTCTGAAATGCGAGGGCATTTATCTCACCATCCTTAAACAGCTTTTTTGCTTCAAGAAATCCACAGTTCTTTAGCTTTCCATAGTTGAATGGTTCGTCGTCGTTCTGCTCAATAACAATTAAAGTATACTTTGTGCCTTGTCCATTCAAATAACCGGCCATATACGGAATTAAGAAATCAAGTTGTGGCTTACGGTCAACATGCTTACCTCTTGCTCGGTAAGAAACTATTACGTACACGTGGATTTCTCCCATACATATATCATTGGATATAACTGTAAACTAATCCAAAGAAGGTTGGCGTGTAATCTTGAATTCAGGAAAGAACTGAACACATTCATAGTTAGAACTAGGAGGGAACCTCTTTGCAATCCGCCGGATGATCTCGGTTGCGAAGTTCCATGCCAAAATGATAACAATCACTTTTTTACCTGCGTATTCTTCGAGTTTTGCAGATCCAACCACTTGAATTTGAGTTCCGGCGGTAAACTTCCCCTGCTTCAGAACAGAGTCATCAATGATATACTCGGGAGCAAGCGGATTTGGAGAGGAATCAAAAATATAGTTCAAGAATACGTTACCCTTTGCAGCTGCTCCGAAACCAAGGATATGATATCCTGATTCAGAGTATGTCTTCAGAACATCCAGGCACTTCGCCTTTAGCCCATGAATAGATGAGGTATACTTGGTATAGAACTCATCGGTATAGAGTCCAAGACTTACCTCCTCTTGTAAGATGGCAGGGTCGGGTGTAGGAAAAACACCCTTTTTGATCTCAAATACATAGGAAACTCCATGGATTGGCGTCTTATACACATTGACAAGAGTGCACCCTGCATTCTTGGCAGCTTGCCTCATAGAGCGAACGGTAAAGAACGATACATGCTCATGGTAGATTGTATCAAACTCGTTATTAGCATACATATTCGCTTGTGATGTCTGAATTACGAGAAGTGTATCCTCAGTCATGACATTTGCACATGTAGCAATAAAGCCAACAGGATTTGTAACGTGTGCAACAACGTTCTCTGCAAGGATCAGATCGAGTTTGACACCATCAACGAGGGTGCATGGTTCAACCCCCCAGAACTTACAGTCGATTATGTGTCCCTTTGCAATTGCCTTTGGAACCTGATTACTAGCAGGATCTACACCATAGGTTGTCCATCCAAGTGCCTTAAACTCATCTAGCTGATATCCGTCATTGCATGCCAACTCGAGAATCGTAGGGTTTGGCTTCGCAATCTGTCGAGTGTATGTCTCTGCAATGGTCTTAAAGTAATCTCGAAGAGTCTGTGAGGTTCCACTCTCATAAATGTAGTTCCTGAAGAGACTCTCTCGATCCACTATATAGCTAAGCTGCGTATGAGCACAGTGTATGCACCGATACACCTCTAACGGATATGTGGGAACTTTCTCAGCAGTGTCAGTAAACTCATTTGCAAGAGGTTGAGTGCCAAGATTAAGAACACTCTCAATCTTTGTATTGCGACAAATCAGACACTTCCGATGCAGTCCTTTCGGAGAGTTTACGTTGTCTAAAAGATCGGTCTTATTATTGACGTAGTACTCGTGCAAGGTATCTTGCGTTCCTTTGAATGTATAGTCAAAGCGATCGCTCACCTTTGAAGTATCCATGTAAAATCCTATATCTTTAGATGTTGTAGTCATGCGTAAGCTTGTATTTGTCCGTGTGGCAATCGTCTCTGCGATGTCTCCAATTTTACCATTGAAAGATCCTACATTAAAGATGTCTTTTTCGACCGTTGTATCGTTCATGATCAGAGTAATGATGTTTAAGAGATCTGGATACCACAAGATTGACCTCCGCGAATGTGGGTTGGTTGCATTGACATATCCATATGAGAACGCAGAGTAGTACATACCATTGTACATCAGTTCGGGACGTATGTTCTTCGAAATTCCCATAACAGATCCAAGTCGTAGCCCAATTGTCTTCTTGCCTAGTAACCGTGTGTCTTCCTCCCTTTTCCACATTGACCATTCATAGTTAGGAAGAGATGTTGTATCGATTGGGTCAGACTCCTTTTCGAACGGCTGATTATAATACAGAGATCCGGTTGTCGCATAGATACATACCTGTTGATCATTCATCTTTTTTACAAGATTCACGAGATCCACTACGTTTGATTCGTATAAACGCTGGCGGTCTTCAATCTCACAGTCTATTTTGCGAGAAAGCCCAGCAGCGAAGTAAAGAATTATGTCATATGTTGATATATCCACATCACTGCCAGTTGATTGAATGTGTGGAGGATGGGCGGTTGAGTCTAATGTATCAACGCATGTTAGATCATATGAATCTACAAGATCGTCGTAGAGCATAGACCCTATATAACCACAGGCTCCAATAAGAATAACTTTCATAATCTAATACTATTACATTATACCTATATGCCTACCGCACATTCACTGATTTGGCCTGGAGAGGATGGCTCGATGTACATGCCAAGCGAGGAACGTAATCCCGATATGGATGTTGAGATGAAGATCCCTATTTTTATTATCCACTATACACCGCTCGTTGATCGTAAAGAACATATGCTTAGGCAACTTGCAGACCACGGACTGGAGGCTGAGTTTGTCACTCCATGGGATCGCGAGCACATCACTGACTTTACTTTTTTTGATACAGGGAGGATTAGTATTCGATGCATATCCAATCTTATGAAGCACTGTGAGGTCTACAAAAAGATGATTCAAGATGACATTCCATATGCAATCGTATTTGATGATGACGTTTGTCTCGCAAAAGATTTCAATAGAGTCATGAACGAGACAGTTAAGAACCTTCCATCTACGTTTGACATCTGTTACATTGGAGACATCTGTGGATTCCACATTGAAAAAACAAACCCTGATGTAAATGTCTACCTAAAAACGAATGAAGCAGGACCTGTTCTTAGTGATCGAGGTTATTATATGGAGACACTTGGATCTACTCGTGGACCAGCCTATCTCCTGACCAATGCTTGTGCTCACAAGATAATGAGTGTGTTTGTAAAAAACTATAAGATTACATCTCTTGGTCACGATCACTGGATGTGTTTTGTGGCGCGCGAGAAGAACTTGAACGTATATTGGAGTGAGCCTACATTTGTATGTGGAGGATCTGATATTGATACATTCAAGTGCAGTCTTGGTCATAAGGAATGGGCTAATGATGTAAAACGTGATCGTGTAAAAAAGTTCTTTACACGCGAAAACCTATCTATACTCAAATGATACATCTTCCAGTATCAGTTGGAGAGGGTGTGGATAAACTTACAATCTTAGACATCAAATGCAAGAAGATCAAAGACCCTGAGAGACTCGCTCATTGTGTAAAGGAATATGACGCTCTCTATTCCGAGCTTGAGAAATACACAACACGATTTCCATTTCACTATAAGGTTCTCTATACGATTAATGAAGACATCTGGAACATCCAAGATACGTTTCGTGAGTCACCGGACTTTAAGTCATGTCTTGATATTCTAAATAAGAACGATATGCGATTTCGCATGAAGAACATTCTCAATAATCTGACTAGCTCATACCTTCGCGAGCAGAAGGGATATCCCAAACGCCGTGCTCTGGTTATTCACCATCTAGGTCTTGGTGATCACGTATGCATGATTGGTGCTGTGCGATACATTGCACTTCAGCATGATGAAACCACCGTCTTTTGTTATGCTCGAAATGAGAAGAATGTTCGCTCTTTTTATAGTGATGATCCAAGTATCAAACTACAAATCGTTGACCTCAATGGTCCTTTCGAATATACCGCCTCTGATTACACGAACATCTATCTATCCGGCGAGCATGCAGGGGTCTGGAACAACTCTGACTTCCCAGCGTGCTTTTATGATCATATGAACATGGATCGTGGGATCCGCTATTCATATTTCCATATTCCAATATCGGCGAAGGCAACCGAACTATACGAGATGGTTCGATCTACACCGTATATATTTGTTCAGACTGCATTCTTGGGTAATCATGGAGGAGGAATTGTGAATTCATTTCTGAAATGGGATATCAATGAAACTCTTACGCTTGATCCAAATAACAATCTATATCCCGAAGGACACGCGTGGTATGATGTAGCGCAGTCGTTTGTTAATCATCCTTTCAGTGACTACATCGAGGTTATCAAACATGCTAAAGAAGTTCATGTTGTCAACAGTTCGTTCTACTGTCTTGCTGCTCACCTTGAGCTTGATGCCGTGGTGAAGAAGTGTTATCTTCGTGAAACGGGTGAATATGACCCTAAGTGGAGCTTTAGGCCGTTTTAGATAACTCATAGACTGCCCACCCGTTCCGTTCTGTATCAGATCCATCAACACGCACCCATTCGGGGTGATCGGTAAACCACTGTAGGATCTTTGGACACTTTGCAGTCTGAGTATCATCAAGTAGATAAACCGATGCATTTGTCGTTGCAATCATCTTCTCAAACTCAAACCATGTCAGATATTCAGCACCATCAAGTAGAATGACCTGTGGATCGTTCATAGGGACGTATTTGCAGTTCCAGAAGTGCATAACATCCTCAGTGTGCCATGCCACATTGATTGTAGGATGCACACTCCTGACCATGTTCCATGTTGGACATTCACTGTCTCTCAACATACGCCCATGGATGATCTGAATTGGTGAATAACCCTCCCATACCTTTGTCGCGTCAATTACACGATCCTTTGCAATCTCATAACTCTGAAGTGCAAAGG